CTTTCTCCTTTAGTCTTAAATGGATAAACACAATGAAATAATTCTGCAGGAAATATATAAAAATCTCCTACTTGTGGTTTAACCATAAAGTTTGTTTGACTATATCCTGAAGGTGTTCCATGAGCAAATTGTATATGTCCATTTGCAGGATGGTGGTCTTTATAATCTTCTTCCCACTCTTTCTCTATACCTTTAGGTAGTTTCAAATAACCAACGCAAGACATTCTAGCACCTGTGTGAATATGTAATGGATTGTATTCATTCTCAAATTGTCTTACAAACCATCCTGAAGCTATTTGTATGCCATGATTATATTTATCAATATCTAGTTTACTTGTTCCGAAAGAATGTCTATACTCAACATAGTTATGGAATTTACCTATAAATTGTGCAAACTCATTATGCCATAACTTTTCTATTTCTTTAGTAAACTTTAATTCTTGTTTTACTTTACCTACAAGATTATTAGACCAATCTTCTAAGTTAGGGTCCATTAACTCATTCATCTTTCGTAAGAAAGCTGGAGTCATTTTTTTGTATCCCATTACAGGACCAAAGGGTGCTATGTATTCTTCGTCCTTTTTAGGAACGTATATTTTACTGTTATGTGCCATTATATAATCCTATCTAGCTGAACCAGATATATCATATATAAATGAACCACTACGTATAGATTCCATTATAACTTCAGAATTTTTTTCGTATTCTTGAGCAGACATTTTCTGAACGTCAGACTCTTTAATAACACCTTTGTTTTTGTCTTGTGGTCTGCTTCTCATATTCTTTGTAGAGACAGACTTTGCTACATCATTTGATTTTTTAGATGTATCTTTTTTAATATTATTATCTATCTTATATAAATCTATAGCTCTTGCAGCAGACTTAGCATCACTGTCATTTTCATATAATGCATCTTGAACCCACTTTGGTTGTTCTTCTGCCCACTCGTGAAACTCATTACTCTCTCTAATGTCTGCAAAATCAGGATGCATTTGTAAAAGTTCTGCTTCAGCTTTTTCTTTAGTTGCAGAAATTTTCATTTCATCAATTGCTTTTAGTTTCTTTTGTATATCAGCAGATTGTTCTTTTGCTTTCTTTATTGCAATAGTTTCAACAATAGCAGCAACATCAGGATATTTAGAAACCCAAGCATCTAAGTCTTCTTCAGATGTAGGTAACTTCATTTCTTTTTTTGTTGCATCAGATAGTTGACTTTCTAACGCAGTTATTTTTTCTCTAAGTTCTTCTGATTGTTTTTGTTGATGTCTTCTTAAATCAGAGTATCTCTTCTTAAAAGTTTTTTCTTCAGGACTAGATGGTTCTTCTTCGTTACTACTGCCTTCTTGTTGTTCCTTTAATAAACTTTCTAATTCTTCTTCTTCTTTTTTTCTTTTGTCTTCTTGCGAGTAAGGTTTACTTGCAAATGCAACTTTTTTAGGTGTTGCTTCCTTTGTCATAACTAATTCTTCAGCCATGTTTTTTCTCCTTTGTTGGGGTCAGAGTAGCCATCACGGGGTATGAGTAGCCAACAATTTAGGTAGTTATCGTGTACCTAAACCACGTCTTACAGTAGTCTGTACAGGTTTCTTTAGTTTTATTAAACCCATAATGTCAGGTCCTAGTATTTTAGATAGAACCCTACCTTCTGCTGTTCCTTGTAATCCTCTAACTATTTCTTTCTCGTCTTCTGAAAGAGATGCATATCTCTCACCAAATATTTTAATTAGTTCTTCCATTTAATTTTCCTACAATATAACATAATGGTTCTAGTATTGCTCTTTCAACTGCACCTAATAAATGTCTCTTGCCTTTTTTCTTTAGCCAAATATCAGCAGTTCTTCGTCTTGCAACACCTTCACCCCACCATCTTACTATTCTATTTGATAATTTATCATCTGCATACATATAACGTACAACAGGTTTAAAAATAGTATGATACCCTATTTGATAGTGTTTGTCAAGTGTTTTACTTTGATTTAACCAAATTGTTTGTCTGAATGAACCAAAGCCGTACTGATTGTTCATAGCAGTACATACTATTTTATCGTCTCCACCACTATCTTCTTTTTCTTGTTTTTCTTCTTTAACTACTTGTTGTACAGCTTCTTTAACAGTCTTACCACCTTCTTTTGCTTTTACTGTACCACCAGGTTCTCTTGTTCTAATTACAGAACCTGCTTCAGCACCTGATACACCAGATGTAATATTCTCAATTCTTTCTGCACCTCTTTGTGCTTTTTCAGATGCTTCTCTTTCTTGTCTATCTTTTTCTGCTTGAGCTTCTATAGCTTGTCTTTCAGCTGCTGCCTTATCAGCCGCTGCTTTATCGGCTGCTGCTTTTGCTTCTGCTTGAGCTAGTATAGCTTTTGCTTCAGCTTCTTTTCTAGCAGCTTCAACTTGTATTAATCTTTGTCTTTCTTCTTCTTCAGCTTGTTGAGCCATATCTGCACTTCTTGAATCATCTAACATTTGTTGTGTTTGTTTTACAGAAGGTCTCTGTATCTCTGTAAATTCTTCCATACCTGGGTCATCAACTTTATCTTGTTTCTCATCAGGCTCAAAAAAGAAACCACCTCTTGTCGTATTAAAAGCACCATCAAAAGTTGTTGAGTAATCAGGTTGTGTTCTTACAAAACGTGGTTTTGTTGCTAACTCTCCAGGTTTTGGAAGCCCAGCGTTAGTTAATTCAATATCAGGATTTTTAATTCTTTCTGTTACTTGAGTATCTAACAAACCAAATTTCATTTTATTTGCTGGTGATAAAGCACTCCCTTTTCTATTTCTGTTTTCGTCTAAAAAGAAAAATTCATTTGTATTAGGGTCTCTTTCAATTTCAACATCTCCTGTAGATGGAGTATATGCTGTTGAAATAAATCTACCTTTAGGTTTAGAAGTAGGTACTTCAATTTTAGGTGCTAATGGAGGTAAGACTGATTCTTCAACTTCTCCTACTTTTGGAACAGGACCTGTAAGACCATCACCTAAACCAAAAGTCTCATCAGTTTCCATTGAAAGGTTTGGGTCTACTCTTGGGTCTATACCAGGAGTTGTAAGTATTTCTGCTTCTCCTGCAATTTTACTAGCTGTTCTTTGTGCATCAGATGGTTTAGAAGGTGGAGGAGATACATCAGATTTAAGTCTGTTAAATGCTTTTAACATATCCTCTTCATTAAATAAAAACTGTGGCATAGGAATACCTGTCTCACCAAATGTAGCCTTATCTCTATTAGCTAATAGTGATTCAAAAGTTCCGTCAAATCCATCTGGAGCATTTTGCATTATAGATTGAACATACCCTTCATAACTTCTATCTCTCATCTCTTCTTCTTCTTGTTTTACTTGTATAGCACGTTCTCTATCTTCATCAGGTTGTGTTGTTGGAGCAATTAATCCTGTTTGAACGGTAGTATCTTCTGCAACAGGTGCTACGTAATCACCTACTAACTCATATCCGTCAGGTATAGGATATAAAGGTACAAACTTTCCATTTACCATACTTCCGGGAATATTAAGTGTTGCACCATCAGGTCCTCTATATGTTCTAACTTTTGCAAAAGATGTTTTACCTTGTTGCTCTCCTACTAATGCACCAGCTCCCGGTTGAACACCTGCTGTTTGTTGTCCTTGAAATTCAGGTAGATTATATACATCTCCACCTTGTTGCATTTTTCTCATCATTGGTTCTTCCTCCTCCAATTCTAAATCATCAATAGTAAAAGGAATATCATCAGGAAGAGTAGCATCTTCCGAGTTTCCCATTTGACCCATATCTTCCATTCTTTGTAAACCTGCTTTTGCTTCTTGACGTAAAGACATAAGTTTCTCCAAACCAATAAAACGAACAACGTCAGCAGGAAACACAAATTCGCCTTCACTCAACATAGCTGGAATGTCATCACGAACCTCCTTTCGTAATGAACCTGAAGGTACTTCATTCCCTGATTCTTGGTCTACTGAACCACCTTCATCAAGTAAACCTCCTTCATCAAACATATTCATTTGTTTCTCTTGTGTCATGCCACCCTCGTTAAATCCTGGTAATGCTCCCTCTTTTATTTTAATTTTTTCTCCTGTTTTAATTAAATTAGGATTATCTTTATACTGAGGATTAAGAGTTAATAACTCATCCACAGATATGCCTTGTTCTTTTGCTATTCTATTTAATGTATCTCCTTGCATAATTTTTTGTTTTGTTCCAAACAAATAATCAGTAGCTGTTTTTACTATACCTTTTTGTTCTTGTGGTTCTACGTCAATTACTTTTAATTTATCTTCTTTTTTTGTAAATACATCACCTTTAGCTTTTTTTAATTCAATACCTTTTCCTTCTTCTGTAACTACATCTTGTGGTGGGTTTAAAAATGTTAACATTCTTTTTTGTTCTACAGCGTTAAGAACTTTTGGCTTTATATATTCTTTTCTAAAAATTAAAGCACTTTCTTCAGGAGATGTTGCTTCATTTATTTTTTTATTAAGGTCTTGTGCATTACCTAAACCAAAGTAAGAACCACTATTATATTTAGAAGGTAACTTACCTGTACTGTCTAACAAAGCAAATTGAACTTGTCCTCTTATATCTATAGGACTAATATCATTTGACTTTGCCCACTTAGAAAAACCATTTTTTGTTGCAGCATCAAATTGAAATAATCCAAATCCTTTACCTCCTTTAGAAGAATCTAAATATTCGCTAAGTTGTTGAGATTGTTGCAAAGCAATTGCTTTTTTTGATGCTACATTTGGATTTAATTTTTGTCTAGCATTTGGATTAAAATTTGATTCTGCACCTGCACTAGCTAATAAAGCAGGAACATAGTTTTCACTTAGTCCTAAATTTGCAACTTCATCTTCAATAATTTTTTTTATTAATGAATAGTCTTCAGTTATGTATGCCATTTGATTTATTTACCTCTTCTCGTAAGTTCCTTAACCTTCTTAATATAGATATAGCACCTTGTGAACGATACATTAACACTTGATTATCTGATTGCTCTAAAGCTCTTTGCTGTGTTTCAACTAAAAAATCTATGTAGTTACTGAGGTGTTCCCAAGTCTTGGGGTTGTTGACCACCCCCTTCAACTTGTTGTGGAGTTCCTTGTGGTTGTGCATTTCCTGTAAATCCTTGTTCTCCTGGTACAGATACTTGTCCTGTTCCTATTGTGCCACCTCCAGCACCTGTTGGGTCATTAGGGTCTGCTCCTGCAACAGGTTGTTGAGGAGTGCCTTGTTGTTCTCTAGCTGCTTTCATTATCTCTGCTTGTATAGCAGCTTCTTGAATACTGTTTGTTACTTTATCAACATCTAAGTCAAGTGTCTTAGCTATCTCTCTAATAATATAATCCATCTTAGCAAAAGGTGCAAGAGCTGGATTACTTGCTGTTCCTAAGAATTGCATTAGTCTTTGACTTCTAACTTCATTAGCCATAAGACTTTCTGTTCCTCTTGCTTTAACTTCTAAATCACCTCTTATTTCAGGGTCAAAATCAAACTGCATATTAAATCTAAATAACCCTTCACCTAAAGGTTTTAATAAATAGTCATCTACATTTTTTATAACATTTTTAATACCACCACTAGCAGCGTTCATTAACATTGATATACCACTAGCAGTTCTACCTACACCAGATACACCTGTCTGTCCGTGTGCAAAAGATGGAAATCCAGTTGATTCATCTGATAGTTGTCTTGCTTTATCAAATAACATCATATTTTCTGAGGATACATTAGGAAACTTAGTACCAAAAATAGCTTGACCAGGGGCGCCGCTTTGTCTTCTAAATATCTTTCCCGGATATATAGATAGGTCTTGTCCCGGAACTAGGTTAGTTTCATCTACTTCAATTAATAAGTTTCCTGATAGTACAGCATTATCTACTGCCATTCTCATAAAACCATTCATTAATGTTTGTGTATCATCCATATTCTCTGCAATACCAATACCAAAGAATGAATATGGATTAAGTTCATATGGTGCAGCAACATAAGGAATAGTTGCAGGTTTAAATGGATTAAGAACCATTCTAATTAGTTTATTATTACATATCCATATGTTTGCTTGTACTTCATCAAATTCTTCTAGCTCTTCAGGTATCTCTATATCTTGGTCTTGTAACATTTCAATGTCACACATACCCCAATATTCTAATACTTCAAAACGGTCTACATCATGTTCAGGTGCATAGTCAATTAAATCATCTTCCCAATATTTTTTAACATAGTTTTCACCTTCAGATATAACTTCTTCAATAACTGTTTCTCTAAAAAAAGGTCTTCTCTTTAATCCACGCAATTGACTTCTAGACATTTTATGTCTTTCAATTGTATACTGTGCTTCATCCATATTATTTGCATCAGGGTCAGGATAAAAGTTCCAAACAGATACATGACTTACTTGAGGTATAGTTTTAAATATAGGATTATATTCTCCTTCACTATCCCAATTAGGATATTCTTTATCTAAAGCAAACGGACCTTTCATTACACCTGTACCAAATAAAGCCATTTCAAATGCTGTACTACGTAAATGTTTAGTAGCACTTGACTCTTCTAGTTGGTCATGGACTTTCTTTTCCATATTCTTAGCAGCAATCATTGCTGGACTAAATGTAATAGATGTTGGTGTTTTACCAACACCTGTTTTTAATTTGTCTTTTATAGGTTCTAAATCATCTGCTAAAGGACCTAGTTTATCTAATAGACTTCTCTCTGTAGAACCTGGTGGTAAGTCTTGACCATCTCCTTCAAACCCATATGGGCTTTCACCTTCTCTTGCATCTGTTACTTCTTGTGGTTCTTTAGGGTCAAAGTTTACATCTCCCTCTACACCCTCTGGTAATTTTGTTGGTTCAATAGTTAATGGAAATTTATTATTAGCTAGTAACACATCTACTATTTGACCATAGGCTGCTAGTGTTTTTGTTTTAGTTACCTTTACAAATATTCTAGATTTCTCAGCTTCTGTAAATTGAACATCAGGACCATACAATCCTCTATAGTTTCTATATGAACTTAGCCATCTTTGCTCATCTTGATATCTAAAATCATAAGCTCTTTTAAATCTATCATAAACAAATTTAACAGCATTTGATACAGGTATATCCGTCTTAGCTGAATCTTCACTATCTTCTAATGAAATAGCTTCTGCATCCATTATTACATCTTCATTTAATTCTTCTGCCATATTAATATCCAAACTTTTGGTCTGCTACGCTCATACCCATTGATGGTTTACTCATTGGGTCATAATCAAATATACTAAACTTTGGTCTACTTTGAAGTCCATATCTTAGAGCATCATATAAATGGTCTTCAGCATTTGTATCAACATCTTCAGGATTTTTCTTATCTAATGGTAGTGAAGGTAATTGAGTTATTAAGTTAATACAACTATTAAATATTACTAGCCTAGGTTCTTCTGTAAATTCGTCTATCTGTAATCGTCTATGTATTTCGTTTTTTCCTGCTACTCTACTTCCTCTACTTCTATCAGATGGTCTCCATCGACATCCTCTTGTAATCATTTGTTCTGCAAGTGAAGGACCTAAGTCTCCTCGTTTATGCCATAAAGAGCTATCTAAAACTCCATACTTTATATTACCATCTCCTGCTTCTAACTCTAGTATTTGGTCTGCCAAGTCCGTTGCCAAAACTTTCGATACGTATAGTTCACGATAAACGACCAACTGTTCAGAAGGAGAAACTGCAATCCATAAAACACCACTATAAGAACCGTAACCATAATCACAAGCCCTAAACTTAACCCAATTACTAGGAATATGAAAGGGTTCAACAACGTGTACATCTCTATTAAACTCTGTAAAAGCTGCTCCTTCTTTTATATCCCAATCACCTTCAAGAAGTTGTCTTCTCTGCTGTTCGGGTAAAGATAGAAGCATTGCTTCGTAATCACCATTCTCTGCAAGATATGGATTATCAGATAATCTAGCTGGAATAAATCTTCTTTTAAATAACGGCTTTCCAGCTTTCTCATGTCCTGCAGGATATTTTAAAACTTCTGCTGTATCTATATCAGTTGCATCAAATGCTTTACCGAAAGCTGCAGGAGCTATAAACATTTTCTTAACCCAAGCGTGTCCTCTTCCTCCTGGGTTTGTTGTTGCCCTCATAAAGATGGGCAAATCAGAAGCAGTAGACCTTAGACGAGAACGCATATAATTCCATGCGTATGGTGTAGACCATTGTGTTAACTCGTCAAACCCTATCCAACTAAATGCTAAACCCTGATAACGCAAGACATCTTCATCTCTATCTAGATAAGACATCCACAATCTTGCACCAGAGGGGGCTACCCATTGCATCTTTCTTTCTGACCATTTTATACCCTTCCATATTTTAGGATATAACTCTTGTGATTTAAATATTAATTCTCTTAATTCTTCTGTAGTACGTCTTAATAATAAACCACTAAACTCTGGATGACCCATATAACGTAGAGGGTCAACTAACATACTGTAAGTCTTACCACCTCCTGCTGAACCCCCATATAAAACTTCCCTTTCATTTGCTGCAAGAAACTCTGTCTGAGGACCATCATTAGGTTTAAATATTACATTCTTTTCTTCTTGTATTCTTTCTACTTCTTCACGTATTGGCTGTGACTGTTTTTGCACCAACTCTTTCGGACTCGATTTCTTCTGCTTTTTGTATCGCCTTTTTCGCATATTCTGCCCATCTGCGTAGGCTTGTAGCTTTGTCCTTACGTTGTTTTTCATTCTTTAAGCGTTTCATTAATCCTATGTGTGAAATATATCTTTCAGAGTTTTTTGATAACCAATTTGCAACTTCTCTGTAAGAATATTGTTTTATATAATACCTTGCTTTTTCCAATAAGTCAAGTTCTTTTTTTATAGGAACTAATAAATTTGGGTCATCTTTATCTTGTTCATAACCAAAAGGTATTGTTCTAGCAATTCTTGGTATAGGCAACCACTCATCATTCTCTTTTAAATCAGTAGGTTGAGGTAGCTTCCAATTACCTGCTGTTCTAGTCATCACTACTATTGTCTTTAGGTGGCATTAACATCACACCACCAGTAGCTTCTAGTTGCATCTTCTCAGTTTTAACTAAACCTATTCTATCTAGTATTTCTTTTGATGCAGATAATCTATCTCGTATACCTAATTGAGTAGGGTCATCTATACTACTAACCATAGCAACAGCAGCTTTTGGTGCATTACCTGCCATATAAGTTTGTGTTGCTTCAAGTATTTCATCTTTTAATGCTGATATAATTTCATTATTATTACTATTAGGAGAATATCCTGCAATAATTTTAGCATCTTTAATACTACCATTTGCATCTGCAAATAAAGCATCTAAGAATTTCTGTTGTCTTTCTGTTAATTTTCTAGTCATTTTCTTTCATCTTTGCTACCTTTTCTACTAAAGTATTTATAGCTTTAGCATCTTCAGGTCTTTGTTTAAATCTACCTAACAAATAAGTAATCAACATAGGTATACCAATTAACGCAATACCTAATGCTAATACTATTTCCCAAGCGTGTGCTAGTAATTGGTCAAATGCTACTAGTGCCATTTGCCAAGGATTTTCAACTTCCTTTATTGTTTCTGCTGATAAAGACTTAGATTCACCTATTAAAGCTGCACCAGCTAATCCTCCTACAACTGCACTTCCAGCAACACCTGCTGCACCTAAACTAGGAAGTACTGTTGTTGTTACTGCTGCTACACCTGCAGAACCTGCCGTTGTTGCTATATCAGAAAAGTCTACATTCTTAAAAAAACATCCTGATAAAAATAAACAACTACTTAATATTAAAACTCTAATCATATTTTTCTAAACTTTGCTGTTTGTTTTGCAATCGACTTGGGTTGCTTCACAAACTGTTTGCCCTTTTTTGTTCCTTCTTTTTTCGCTTTCGTTGTTGCCGCATACTGGGCAGATGTCAATGATTTTATCGCTGCTGTGGGTAAGTATCTTTCGCCTGTTTGCTTGGATGGCTTCCCTGATTTTGTTCGCCATTTTTGTTTCCCCCATGATACTAATGATTTTTGTGATTTTTTTAATGACATTATTTTGTAAACTGGTCCTTTATACTTCTAATTACACTCTTTAAATCAAAAGGTTTTTCATTCGGTCTATATGGACATTGATACTGTCTTGGACATTCACCTGCACCATATGGAACATACTCTCTATACTGTGTATGATTTGCCCCAACAAATACACACACTCTCTGTTCTTTAGTTAAAAGTTGACTTGCTAATCTACAAGTTGTCATTTTCTTTTTGTCATCTTTTGTAAAAGCAACAACAGAAAATAAAATACTAAAAACTATAATAATTAAAACTATTAAACAGAAACGCTGATTAACCATAACATCCAACCTAACGCACTACAACCTACTAAACAAGCTATACCCATAATAGTATAATCTCGTATTTGTCTATTTCTCGCTTCACGTTGATATATTGCTTGGCTTCTAGCTTTTCTTATTCTACCTTCTTCTTTTAATAAATCATCCCATGCTTGTAAGCCATAGTTACCAATTAAAAAATTTCTTAATTCTTCTCTTTGTTTTTCAAGTTTCTTACGACTACTATAAGATTCCATTGCAACTTGTTCAATTGAACCGTTGAATAATTTATCTAGTGTTGACGGGTTGTTTGCATTTTTATGTATATTATCTACATCACTAACAGCAGACATCCACGTTGATAATTGTGACCCTAAATCTTCAATCTCCTTACCCATTTGAATGGCTTTTTTTATACCATTGTAAGCAGCTGTTGCTCCTGAAACAGCAGCAGATAATGTAATTGGGTCTATCATTTTTTATCTCTTGGTAAACAAACGGCAGTTACTTTTTCAAACTTACCATTATTTTTAGGAACACTATGCTGTCTACTTAATCTTTCTGCAAAATATTTACACCTATTAATATCTTCAAAAACTTGTGTCTTACTATATAAAGCTGTTCCTAAATAAACATAAAGAACAAATTCAATCACTTCTTTTTCTTTTTATTATCAGTGATTGATAATGTTAATCCTCCTTTTCGGAAATCATTTACACCTCTACTATTTTTTTTAACTAGCGTTCCCTTACTAGACCTTACTATACTAGGCTGTCTTTGAACTGTTGTTCTTTTTTTAGGAGCAGCTCCTTTTTTCATTGCATCTTGAAATTTTTTCTGAAGTTCAAACTGTTCTTTTTGTGTTCCACCACGTTGAACTAAATCAAACATCTCTCTGCTTCTTTTTTGATTTAAGTCAAATGCAGCTCTTTCTTGAGGATTACCAAACTTATTAAACCCTCTTCTTTGGAAAGCCATGTCTACATTAAATAATCGTCTTTGAATATCTTTTTGAGACCTACCTCTTTTCATCATCCTGTCTCTAATATTTTTCATTCTTGCATCTCTTCGATTAGAGAAGTTCATCTGCTGTTTTTGTTGTTTAGTCAAACGTCTAGGTTGTTGTTGTTGTCGTTCTCGTATAGCTTTTATAGCTGATTTAGCATATTCAGGAAGTTCTTGTCTTGGCTGTTGTGGTCTACGAGTCATTAAAGCCCTTCGTTGAGCTTCTGATATTTGAGATAACTGACCTCTAGTTTTAGGGTCTCTTCTTGTCATACCACGTCTTGGCATATTAGCAAATCTTTCACTTAGTGTTTTTGCTGCATTTTTAAGTAAATCTTTTGGGGTTGGAGGTCTTCTTCTTGGTGTAGCACGTTTTGGTGCAGGTGTTGATGTTGTTGCAACACCTTGTGTTAGTTTTGCTCTTACGGGTCTAGGTTCAACTTGTTGAGCAGGCATCATTGGAGAGGGAGTTTGTCTTCTTCTTCTACGTGTTGGTATAGGTGTTGGGGTTGGTCTACGTCTACGTCTTTGTTGTGGTTGATTTAAATTCTGCAATTGTTTCATTATAGAACTTATTCTACTTTTATTATCATTTCGCATTGCTTCATCAAGCTGTCGTTCTAATATTGCTCTTGGAATTGGTCTGCTCATCCTCTATATCCTCCACCTTTTGCTTTATATTGTTTAGCTAACATCTGTGCTTTACGTGCTGACCATTGACCAGGATTACCTCCTTTACCACCAGCTTTTATTCTATTAAATAAATTTTTACGCATTGTGGGTTTTGTATAGTTACCTGCTTTATTTACTGTACTTGCCATTATATTACTTCTTCTTTCCTTTTAGATAGTGAGGGTCTTGTTCCCCAATATTCTTCTCCATAGTCGTGAAATATTTCTTCACCTTTCTGAATGGGTTTAAGAGCAAAGAATCTAATAAATCTATTATCTTTTTCATATACTTCCCACTCTGCATTGGGATTAGAATTATGGTTGTATACCATACCCATTCCGAGAACGATAAGAAAGTCGCTACAATTTTCTTCAGGGCAGTTGAAAGCATAGTCATGTAGGATACAATCTTCGCCCAAATCTTTTTCATCGATAATAAGATATGGGCAAAGTTCGATTGTATCGTTTGTTTTAAATTCTTTATTTGTGAAAACACCATGCTCGTGTATTTTTGAATCAGAAACATATAACATTATTTCTTCTTCTTGAGCATACCTCCACCACGCATCTTCTTCTTTTTGGACATTTTAGCCATGCCACCACCCATCATTTTTTTCTTCATCATGCCGCCGCCACGCATTTTCTTTTTTGCCATTTTTGCTTTACCCATTGCCATTTCGTAGTCTCCTTCTATCTATGACTAAACTCTGATATACATCCTTCGGAAAGTTTGTATAGTACCCAGACTTTTCTAAACTAATAGAAGCATCATCAAGTAATGATAACTTCTGTACAAAAACCATTGCATAGTATAAATTACTATCTGTTATGCCTTGGTCATCTAAAAAATCCAAACCTGCTTCTGTTGCATCATAGTCTGGATGAAACACCATTAGGTGCATATCTTTACCTAGCATAGATAATGTTTCATTAACACCATCACAAAATCCATCTAGGTATTCCATTTCGTATGGGTCTTCTTCTGCCCATATTACTATATCGTAGTCATGTGTATCAAAGTTTTTTATAACATCCATTAATCCATCAAGATGTGTATTTATAGAAAAGTCTACTTTGTTTTCAGCCCAAGCCTTTTTAGCATAAGGGCAAGGGGGTAATCCATTTAATTTAACACTTGGTATTTCTAAAAAGTTATTAGACCAATTGCGAATATCATTTTCGACTTTGTGCATTTTTAATTTTTGTTTTTTTCTTTTGTTCTTCTATAAACTGTCTGTATACTTTTGCTGCACCTACTTTGCCTGCAACTCTTGCTCTCTGTTCCATAGCTATTGCAGCTTGTGTTTTATGTGCGTGACTTCTACCTGACCTTTTTATTTTTGCTACAGACTCCCTAGCATCTTTTACTGTAGTAAACTTTAAACCTTTTATCGTACCCCTTGGGTCTTCATCAGTATATAAGTCACTATGTTTTTTAGATTTTGCTGGTTGTCCTTTTTTTCTAGGTATTCTCTTTAAAGCCATTTAGAAACTAAACATCAAATCCCATTTTCTCTACAGCCTTCTTGCCCTTTTCAGATTTAGCAAGTTCTCTTAATCCACTGTTTGGTAATTTATCTTCAACACTACCCCCTGCAGAATACATATGTGTTTTATTATTTGCCATACCACCAGACATCATCTTAGCTTTTTGCATCTTATCTTTTAGTTTTTTCTTTGGCATTTTACCAATACCAATTGAAACAACTGTTACATCATCTTTAGCCATATTTTCCTCTCCTACTTTTTGGACTAGACTTCTTACTACCACCCTTACCTGCCCATAAAAATTTACAAGACCAGTAACGTGCAGTCAGTTTATCAGATGCCGTATCACAATTATGCCTGGCACGAAATGATTTACGTGCAGCATCACTATAGTTGTGACCATAGCCTGTAGCTCCAAAGTGTATTAACTTTACTTTGTCTCCACTCTTTGCAAGTACCATGTATTTTTTACCCTCACGATTGGAAGGTTTAGGTTTGTTGTATCCTGAAAATTTAGTTCCACGATAGTCAATAGTCATACAATATCCTTAACTGTCTTTCCAACCTTCAGCTTTCATAGCATCTTCTACTTCTTTCAAAGTAAACTTTCTGCCATAGTGTGCTTCTACAGCTTGTCGAACATAGAACACATCACTGTGAGGTATATGTAATTTATCTAAAGTATTGTTTTTAATAGCATCATAAAATGCAGTCAACACGTTATCTGTGTATAGTTTTACTGAATTTCTTGCCATTGTCAAGGAAAATATTATAAATCAAGTATTTTTACCTGATTGCTCACCTACATAGACACAAGTACTGTATCCATTTAAATACTGAGGGTCTTGTGTAACACTCGCTCTTACTTTGTTTATATAGTTATAACAACTATCTTGTGACGTAAATGGAAAATTGACCATAGGAAAATTAACCCACGTAGAAGTATTACCCAATGCCCATAAAATTGTTATTACAGGAATCCACATATTATTATCTTTCTTATTAATTGTTTATATTTAATGTAACATCTAATGTTTTTAACATCTTATTTCTTTTTTATATATATGTATAACATCTAATGTACTAGTTATAAGTATATTATAACCGATTTTATTCCTTTTGTCAACCCCCCTATGTAAAAATAATTTTACTCCTACTATATGTAGTATCACTTGTATATGTGGTTAACATCTTATTTTCCCAATCTGTGTATTTCTGTGTATACGTAACGCCTGGTACCCCCAGTGGCTGTTGCCCACCCCTTGATTTTAACAACATTTAGTTAACTATTAACAAGATTTAGTTAAAAAATAATATTATTATAGCTATATGAATAAAATATATATTCTAAGTTATTGTTTTTATTAGTTAATTATCTATTAATTCAATAGTTATGTTATCAATTGTAGTTTATTAATTGTTTTATAAAGTTTTAAAAATGATACACCCCATAAAAATAGAAAGTAGGTGTATAAAAAATAAAATGGTCATCACCTATTATTCCAATTGATAAAAAATAATCACCCCAAATTAATTAATAAAAACAATAACTTATAAAATAGTTTAAAAAAAATTAAAATATCGCTTTACTTATTTTTTAAAGTGTGAGCATAATACAGTTATTGATTCCTTGAATTTGAATTGATACTGAAAATAAGATAATAAAAAACATAACAAAAAAGTTTTTTATAAACCGAGTGAAAGTAAGTTTGTTATCTTAGATTTTAAAAGACTTATAATAGATTTATAGACTTTTTAAAATCATTTAAAAAAAGTATTGACTTAAAATGAGGATTCGATAACATAAATTAAATAAGGTTTTACTTATACCTTATAATCGACAGCCCCTATTTGGCAATAAAATGAGTACGCTTGTAATCAATTGAGTGCATTGATGATAGATGGAGGTCTATTCCTAACTTGACGAGGGTGCAGTGTGAGATGGTGAAGTAATAAAATCGTGAGATGTGCCATTGGATACCTATATGATAGTAACGCCTTGTCTAGGAATAGGAAGGTAGGAAAGGAATGTCTATCATATGGAAGAAAGATAGCCAAGGAAGGGGTGGAGTAAGCCAATTAGAAATTTATTGGCAACTGTATTTATTACAAGGAAATCAAACTTATTGGGGTGACACTTACAAATCCCCTTTCTAAAAACGCTATGTATAATATTAATGCCATGCCCAGGATTTAGGGGGTAAAGTATGATATTAGAAACATTAAATAGAAAGTATGTAGAGGATAGTAATGAAATACACAAAGGTAGTGTATATTCTATTAAAAGGCTACCCAATTCAGTTAATGGGAATCCACGCTATGAAGTAGTAGTAAGGGATTTAAATAATGGGGGTATATATGAACTCACCACTAAAAGAGATGAGGGGTGGGTGTATGCAATCAATTGGCATAATTTACAAAATAAAACTATTCATTATACAATGGGGGGTAAAAGATACCCAAAATATATTACAATATTGTTTGATGAAGTAAGTGGAATAAAATTTGACTAATTAATTTTAATGGGGTATGGTATTAATATTGTACATAGTATAGGAGGTATATTTTATGGCAATTACTACTAAGAATATTATTGCTATTTATAAACTAGCAAAGCCTAATGAGGTAAAGCATGGACTGACTTGGTATCACAAAGCTCTTGCCGATTGCAAGGGGGTATCTTCCCGGTTGGAACTACCATTGCATATTGTCGTTGGAGTAGTGGCATCACTATCACCCAATAATAAATGGGAACGCAATACAATTAATGCTTTTGACTTATGCAATGCTTTTATAAATGGTAATGATATGGATAGCGTTAAGGTTAGCACCTATCATACAATGAAGAGGAAGGCATGGTTTATATTGGAAGAGATGCCAACGTATGATGAGGTGGTTAAAATATTGAATGGTAAAAAAATTGTATCATTCTATAAAAATATTATGGGTGATGAGTCTGAGATTACAATAGATGGTCATGCAAGGAATATCTATTATAATGATAGGCAAGGGCTGACTACACCCAATACTAATATTAGAAAGTTGGAGTATATAGATATCCAAAAAGCGTATAAGAGGGCTAGTAAAAAGCTAGGCATCAAAGCGTATGAGTTACAAGCTATTACTTGGGTAGCGTGGAAAAGAATACATAATATATAGGAGGTAGTATGAAAACTAAAGTAAGGTTTAATCCTAATGGGAAGACACCAATCTCATCACCCCAATGGGTGAGTTTATATTGTGATTTAGCTTGTCATATAGAAAGTAAGCTATATCCTAATAGGAAAACTCATAATAAATATGGGGATAGATTGGAAGAAACTGAGGACGATTTTTTGGAGATAGTGGATGACGTTGAGGAGATAATGTCTCACTATTTTACAAAAGACTAGCTAGGTGTAACAATAAGCAATGGGTTTTGTCGTTATTACCATTGACGAAATAGTGTCTAACAATTAAGTTATGAACTTACCTAGCCTTTTTTTAACATAGCATCATGGAGGTTAATATGCTAGAACAACTAATAAATAAATTATCTATGTCTAACGATAAGTATAGTGCATGGAGGGTAATCCAGGATTTTGAGGAGAGAGGTGTAAAGCCATCAATTGATAGGACAAACACCACTTCAAGAGGTTGGCGAGGTTACTCGGTAAAGCCTAGTAAGAAGGGTAAATTTACTGAGGTTAATTATGGGTATAGAGTTTGCTATTATGGCAACCCATTCAATAATGTTTATAGGATAGTAGCAAGAGATGGTCAAGAGTACATCACGCACAAGATATCCTAGTAGGATAAACCCCATAGTCAAGGCACTAATAAATTTAAAAAAAAGTGTCTTGACTTTTAAACCAAAAAAGGGTAAAGGTAGTTATAATAGAAATAAATTTAAAAGAGGTGACTAAATGAAGTATGATATTATATATACAATAAATGGCTCAAGGACTTTTGATAGTGAGGAAAGTCTAATAGATTATTGCAAGTGCAATGGGTATGAACATAAAGGTTACAATCGTAACACTTGGCATAGACAAGAGTTGCAAGAGCAACCAATATTTGATGGCTTGGCTGGACCATTATGGGATGGTGATAGAGTACGCTATGAAACTTGGGAAGTATTTGAAAGGTTATCAAGATGATTTATTATGATGATAAGTATGGATATAAAAATGTTCTATCATATGACGAGTGTGAAGCTGTCAATGATTTAATCCGGGAAAGGCTCTATCAGTTAGAACATTCTGATAGGGTAACTCATTCTGATATAGTAGAATTAGAAATTATATTAGATAAAATTAATGGTCTATATCCAAAAGATAGTGACGAAGACCAAGTATTAGCAGAGATGAAGGAGGGCATACATGAAGATTAAAGATATCATTAAGATACTAGAGATAACTGAGGGTAAACTTATAGCTGATGAAGAGTTAGAAACTAAAAAGCTACCTAAAGATATGTATGATGAGTTTGATTGTACTATACATGGGGTTACTAAACCCTTAGAAGAGTTAGACTTTATACATCTAGTGAGGTCTTATAAAAATAAGATTAGGGATTTAACTGATGGGTATGTTAGTAAGGAAATCTATCAGATGATATTCGATAAGTGTGAACAGCTAGAGAAAAACGCAAACTCTAAAATGGTTTTTAAATTAGAGGAAGAAGTATCTAGGTTGAAGTCTGAGGTTGAAAGATATAAGAGTATGAAAGAGGGTGCTGAAAACTCAATGGTAGAGTGGAGAAGTAACTTTAATTTACTAGGTGACAAACATCAACAACTCAAAGATGAAAACAAAAGACTAAACGATAGATATATAGATGCTATGTATGGAGATAAAACTGTAGGGCATAAGTATTGTTTCTCAGAAATACCTAATGATGACGAGGGTAATAACTTAATAAAACAGATGCGGCAATATGTAAATCTCAAGGGATATAACATGGTAGTCAGAGGTCAACATTTAAAAGATGGAGAAGATTGGAAGGACTATCCACATGGTTACCCTATTAAAAAGTCAACTCATCTAAGAGTATATTTACACAGAAAATATGAGGAGAAGTAAATGAAACTATTATATATATTATTACCACTACTATTAATATCATGTTCATATATGCCTGAACCACTCAATGACCCACAAGTGTCTTACTTTGGTAAAAAGTGTAATGGACAAGCATGGAGTTACATATGGATAAATAAAAGAGGTCAAGACTTGACAGCTACTAAAGATAAGTGTAAAAAGAAATAAAATCCAGGAGGGGTAAATGAAACTATATGAAACAAAAGACTTAGGACTATCAATGTTAACAGAGTTAACTAAGATAGATGTTAATGTTCTTGAGGTTGCACTAACTCATTTAATTGAAGAGTTAATAGATACTCAGAATGATAAAGACTTTAATTTAAATCAACAGTTAGCAAGTGCTAAAGCAATGTACATAGCACTAGGTAACAAATCTTTTTGGGGAGGTAGATAATGAAAACAAAAATTGTTCCAGTAGTTATAAAAAATACACATGATAACATAAGCAGACGAAATGCAGAAACTATATCCGATATAGTGTATGATACACTAGATGAATTAGGTTATATAGATGATGATAACTTAATGAATTGGAGTTGGAATATAGAAGTATCATTAGAAATAAAGGAGGATTAATATGGATACTGAAGGTTGGAATAATCACGAAGATACTTTTGAAGAAGCCTTGCGTAGAGAATTATTATTAGCAAGAAAACAAATAGGTTTCTTAGAAGATGATATAAAAGAGTTGACAAAATCTTATTATCAGATGATAACTATATTCAAGAAACATCTTGAGAAAGAAGGACATGATGAAGATACAATCAAAACTATTACAAAGGAGGTATAGATGAATGTATTAAGTTTATTTGATGGTATGTCTTGTGGTCAGATAGCACTCAACAAGGCTGGTATAAAGTATCACAACTATTTTGCTTGTGAGATTGACAAGTATGCTATACAAGTTGCACAAGAGAATTTCCCGGAAACAGTTCAGTTAGGTGATGTAACTAAAGTATGGACTAGCAAGAGTTGGTCACAAGGCAAAGAGTATGGTGTTCTAGTTGCACCTTGTCGAGGACATCACAGAATTGATTTACTTATGGGTGGTTCACCTTGCCAAGGATTTAGTTTTGCAGGTAAGCAGTTAAACTTTGATGACCCTCGTAGTAAATTATTCTTTGAGTTTGTTAGGCTAAAGGATAGCTTACAACCAAAGTATTTCTTACTTGAGAATGTCAAGATGAAGAAAGAGTCACAAGATATTATCACAGAGTATTTAGGTGTTGAGCCTATTGAGATAAACAGTAGTTTGTTTTCTGCTCAGAGTAGACGTAGGTTATATTGGACTAACATACCCTTTGATAAACAAATCCAGGATAAGGGTATAGTATTAAAAGATATCTTAGAAGACTTACCATTCTCTGAGATACCTAACTACCTTAATAATAAATGGTGTGGTAGACGTAGAGGTGACATGGTTAAATCAATTACAGATGATAAAGCACATTGCCTTACTGCATCTATGTGGAAAGGACAGATACCTACCTTTGTAAAGAAGCCTATCCAAGTTGGTGAAGCAACTAACATCAAGGGATTTGATGTAATCAAAAGAGTTTATTCAGATAAAGGTAAATCACCTACCCTTACCACTATGCAAGGTGGACATAGAGAACCAAAGGTTGCTATTGAAGACGAGTTGTACAGAAAGCTGACACCCCTTGAGTGTGAGAGATTACAAACTGTTCCTGACAACTACACTAACCATGTGTCCAAGACACAACGATACAAGATGCTAGGCAACGGCTGGACAGTTGATGTTGTATCACATATATTTGAGGGTATGGCAGAGTGATTATGCAGTGGATTGCAAATCCATTTATAAAGGTTTGATTCCTTTTACCCTCTCCAACTTTATAGGAGATTTAAATGAATAGATATGCTGTATCATTAAAAAGAAATCTAGTTGACGAACATTACATTAGATTTTTTATCAAGGCATACAATACTGAACATATTATTGATATGCTAGGAGAAGAGTATTACATTCTCAAATGTGAAATAACTTATGATAAAATTCCATCAAAGAAAAATAGGAAAGGACATAATTTTTATGAGTATATTGAAGGAGAAAAATAATGACTGATACACACCATACGACAGATTCATTTCATACAAAGATGCAAGAGATTTTATTTCATATGTATGATGTTAGACAAGAAATTATATTTGATGTTTGTGATGCTGATAAGATGCACCCAAACGCTATCAAGTTTCTTGACATACTTAAAGATGCTATCCTATCTATAGAAAAATTAGAGGATAGGATTGTAGAAAACAAAGGGAGTTTACATGAGCAACATTGATGAGTTTATAAGTTATAATGTAAAAGATAAAGCAGTATTAATTAATCTTATCATAGCAAGATATAATGAAGGTGTGAGAGATGGTTTAATTACTGGTGTAAAAAATAAAACAAAAGATGATAACTCATTTTATAATCGAGGGTTTGACTTTGGTATTGAGATGACTAAAGAAATAGAAGCTGATTCTAAAAGTATGTCAGAATTAATACAAGCATTAAACAAACAATAAAGGAGATTTATATGTCAGAAATAAATGATGATGAATTACTATTATATAAACATCATAAGAAACAACTTACTAGTTTAAAAGGTAAGTATGAAATAAATCCATCAGTTGATTTTGAGAAGGTAGATAGAGACCACTTAGCTGATATGATTTATGATTACCTGGTGGATAACTATGGTGATGTAACTAGCTTTGATATGAAGATAACAGGCTTTTATGAAACTGCAAAATATGAATTTAAAAGGAGGAAGTAATGCGAGAACTTAGAATACATACTGATGTTGACAAGGTTGATAGTGAAGAGTATGAAGAGGTAGGTAAGTTAGAAGAGAGTGACTTACAAACTTTATTAAAAGATAAGCTAGTCAAGGATGGTGTATCTGCTGATTGGCTGGACAAACATTTAATTGTTGTGGAGGATTAATGACTATATTTGAATTTCTTGGATGGTACTTTTTAATATGTTTACTATTACATTTTAGGACAAGCCTATGAAATATTTACATGAATTAGTTGATGATTATCTTTTGTCGCACGAGTATTTAAGTTTACGAAATGAAACAAAAAAGAATTATACATATTTATTATCTGTAATCTTAGATACAAAGGTTGAGACAAAAGAGTTTAACAAGATTCGGTTAACAAGTTTATCAACTAGATATGCAAAACTTGCATATAACAAGTGGTGTGACAGAGGTATATCATTAGCTAATCATGTCAGAACTATGGCAGGAGTTATCTTTAATCATGGTATTCGTATGGAGTATGTAACAGTTAATCCGTTTGCCGCAATTAAAAGAAGAACAAAGGAATCAAGGAAAGTAATATGGTCTAAGGAACATATAAAAGATTTCTTAGATGTAGCTTATTCAGATTTTAAAACTAGAAATATAGGTTTGATTGCACAGATGGCATACGAATGGTGTCAAAGACTAGGAGATATGAGACTTTTAAAATGGGATAACTTTGATATGTCTAAAAGAAGAGTGCATATAGAGCAGTCTAAACGTAGAGCAGAAGTGTTCCTACCTATATCAGATGAATTGTTTAAGATGTTAGAACAACAGAAAGAAGATTTTGATTTCCAGGAATATGTTGCACCAAGACCTATGCCTTACAGAGGTAGGTTCTTACCTTATTCAGAATTTGTTTTACCAAAGTTTGCTAAAAGAATTATGAGTAAGGCTAATCTACCTAGTGACTTACGACTATCTGATTTAAGAAGGACAGGAACTACAGAAATGGTTGAAGCTGGGGTAGATATTACACAGATAATGGCAGTTACAGGTCACTCTCATCCTCAGTCTGTGCAACCTTATATTAAAAATACTTTCGATTCAGCAAATAATGCCTTGACAAAAAGACAAAATTATGGTAAGTAATATTTATACATTACAAGGTGTTAATATGAATATGGAAAACTTAGGTTTAGATTTACAGTTAGGTGAGACAAAAAGAATAAGTTGTCCTCACTGTGGTGGATATAATACTTTTACTATATCAAATGATGATGGTAATTTAGTTTGGAATTGTTATAAGTTATCTTGTAATGTAAGAGGTAAGAAGAAAGCTATACTTAATGCTGAAGATTTAATTACTTTATTTAAAGTTAAAGATAAAAAAGATTGTGACTTTGTTCTACCTGATTGTATTGTACCTGGTGAGAACAGAGGAGCAGTAATAAAATTTGTAAATACATGGGGAATACCTATACTTGATTTAATGTATGATGCTAGGGAAGACAGAGTTGTATTTCCTATTAAGTATGGAAACAGAATTGTTGATGCCGTTGGGAAAGCATTGACAAGAAAACTACCAAAGTGGAAACGATATGGTAAGTCACCTCTCCCATATCAATTTGGTAGTGGTAATGCGGCAGTGGTCGTGGAGGATTGCATCAGTGCAAATGTTGCTGGTAGTGTTAACGGCATAGTTGGGGTTGCACTACTTGGAACAAATCTCTTGGAAAAGCACAAAGACCTCCTATCACAATACTCTACAGTCACTGTCGCATTAGACCCTGATGCTATGTTAAAGAGTCTAGAGATGGTGAGAGAGTTAAGAAATTATGTTAGTACTGTGAGAGCAGTTAAGTTAACAGATGATTTAAAATATAAGAATGAAGAAGATTTAAATACTATTAGAGAGGTTGTATGGAACTAACATTAATTAGAAGTTTAATGAACAAAGAATTTTATGATGAACATAAAGGTAGTAAATGTCCTGATAGATTGTTTAGTAAAGAAGTTCGTAAGATAAAAGAATCTATTGATGAATCAATGGATAAGTTTAAAAGAACTATGACACCTGACGAAATTGAAGCATACTTTATTTCAATAAATCCTACCCTAACAACGGCACAAAAAGAAAACTATGCTAGGTTATTTAGGAATATAAAATCTGAAAAGCCTATGGGTAATGATGTAGCTTCAGATGTTTTATCAAAACTATTTCAACAAGTAGTAGGTGAAGACATAGCTAATCTTGGATTTGATTATGTCAATGGTACACAGTCAACCCTTGAACCATTGCGTGGTATACTTGATAAGTATGGTGATGACTTTACACCTAACATGAATTTAGATTGGCATGATTCAGATATGGATAGTGTGTTGTCAAATCTAAAATTAAAATACAAATGGAAATTTAATATACCTACCTTATCTAAAAGGATTCCAGGAGTTAATGCTGGACACTTTGCTATTGTAGGTGCAAGACCTAACACGGGTAAGACTTCATTCCTTGCTAGTTTAATTGCCGCACCAAATGGGTTTGCTCATCAAGGAGCTAAGTGTGTCTTACTTGTTAATGAAGAAACTGCTGACAGAGTTTTAGAAAGGTATATAACTTCTGCATCAGGTTACACAACTGATGAACAGTACAGAACTACACACCCATATGTCTATGATGACTATGATAAGGTGAAGAGTTTGTATGGTAAAGTACATAACAACATTAAGATTATGGAAACACATGATAAACAAATGACATATGTAGAAACTGTTTGTAAGATTGAGAAGCCTGATGTTTTAATAGTAGATGTTGGTGATAAGTTTGCAACAATGCAAGGGTTTGTAAGACAAGACGAATCCTTAAAAGCAAATGTTATTCACGCAAGACAGATAGCAAAGGTATATGGTTGTGTTGTATTCTATGTATCACAATTATCTACAGAAGCTGAAGGTAAAGTTGTTTTAAATCAGAGTATGCTTGAAGGTTCTAAGACAGGTAAAGCCGCTGAAGCAGACTTGATATTACTATTGGCTCGTAATCCTCACGTTCAAGGACAGTTTGAAGAGGACAAACAGAGACATATAAATATTGCCAAGAATAAATTAACAGGTTGGCATGGAGTTTTACATTGTAATCTAGATTATGTGACTGGTAGATACTATGCATAGTATACAGTGTAGAAAGTTCACATGGTGTGAACATTTGTTTTTAACTAGAAAAGGAGATAACATGGACCCGATTACTTTCTCAGGTGTTGTCAGCTTCGGTATTAAATTAGTACTTGCTTTAGGCATTACTAAAGAAGTTGTTACACCTCTCTTGGTTTCAGCTTTCGGAGGTTAATGCTGATATGAAAATAACTCTCGATGTAGAAAACACTACTTTAATGAGGGATGGTAAACATCACCTTGACCCATTTGAATTTGAAAATTCATTGGTTATGGTGGGTATACTACAGGAAAATGGAACTAAGCATATTGTGACATTTGACCACGTTGAAAATGATAAAATAAGTTTGGATGGTAGAGATTTAATTCAGTCTTATTTGAATCAAACAACATTACTTATTGGTCACAATATTGCTTATGACCTGGTGTGGTTGTGGGAGTCTGGTTTTAAATACGATGGTTTAGTATTTGATACTATGATTGCAGAATACGTTTTACAACGTGGGCAGAAGCAACCACTTTCTCTTGCGGCTTGTGCTGAAAGATATAAACTAGATACTAAGAAACAAGGAACACTAAAAGAGTATTATAAAAAAGGTTTCTCGACTAGGGATATACCACACTCTGAACTCTCTGAGTATTTAGAATCTGATATCAACGCAACTCAAGAACTATATAATGTTCTAACTAAACAATTAAATGAACCTTCTAACAATGGTTTATTAGATACAGTTAATCTATCAAATGAAGTTTGTGTAACTCTTGCTAAGATATATAAGAGAGGTTTTAAAGTTAATAAAGAAACTCTTGAAAAAGTTAGAGATGAATTTAATATAGAAAGAAAACAATTAATTGATGAGCTACAATTACACGTTCATAACTTAATGGGTGACACCCCTATAAATTTAAATAGTCCTGAACAATTGTCTTGGGTTATCTATAGTCGCAAACCACATGATAAAACTGATTGGCAAAACTCTTACAATCCATATATGAAGGAGAGTACGTTTAAAGATATTGTAAATAAGAAGACTCAAATAGTTTACAAAACTAAGGCTAGACAATGCCCTACTTGTAAAGGATATGGTAAGTATAGAAAGACTAGAAAGGATGGCTCACCATTTGCTAATGATACAAAATGTCCTACTTGTTTAGCTACAGGATTTTTATTTGACAACACTAATGAAGTTGCTGGATTAAAATTCAAAGCACCCAATGCTAAGTGGGCTAGTGCAAATGGATTTACAACAAGTAAAATAAACATAGCAGTGTTAGAAAAGATATCAAAAGAAAAAGATATGAGTGTTGCTCATTCCTTTCTAACAAAAGTTAGAAGGCTAAGTGCAGTTGAAACCTATCTCTCTTCTTTTGTTGATGGTATCTTTAATCACACAAAGCAAGATGATATGTTGCACGTAAGATTATTACAACACAGAACATCAACAGGTAGATTAAGTGGTGCTAATCCTAATATGCAAAATATGCCTAGGGGTGGTACGTTTCCTGTAAAGAAAGTATTTGTTTCTAGATGGGATGGTGGTAAGATACTTGAAGCAGACTTTGCACAGTTAGAATTTAGAGTGGCTGCTTTTTTATCTCAAGACAAGACTGCTATGGAAGAGATAGAGGGAGGGTTTGATGTGCATAGTTATACTGCAAAAGTTATAACAGATGCTGGTCAACCTATATCTCGTACTGCTTCAAAGGCACATACCTTTGCACCATTGTATGGTGCTAGTGGATTTGGTAGGACAAAAGCAGAAGCTACTTACTACACACACTTCATTGAAAAATATAAGGGTGTTGCTAATTGGCATCGTAAGTTAGCACAACAAGCATTGGATACTAACACTATTAAGATACCATCAGGTAGAGAGTTTAGATTTAATAATGTATATAGATTAAAAAATAATAGTATAACTTCTTTTACACAAATAAAAAATTACCCTGTACAATCTTTTGCTACAGCAGATTGTGTATTGCTATGCTTAGTTTATATGGATAAGTTATTAAAGGATAAACATTCTTGTATTGTTAATACTGTACACGATAGTATAGTAATTGATATACATCCTAGTGAAGTAGAAGATGTAATTAAGATAATAAAATATACTAATGATAATTTAAAAACAATAATAGATTCACGCTGGAACATTGATTTAAATGTGCCATTATTACTTGAAGCAAAATTAGGTAATAATTGGCTTGACACAACTGATGTTTTATGATATAACGCATTATCTTTATAGAGGAGAAATAAAAATATGACAAACTTAATAACTTTAGACAGTAATAACTTTGATGCTATGGCTAGTGTCATGGGTATGCAAACAAGTACCAAGGAAAATAAAAATAGCCTATCAAGAATTAGGGTAGTTAAGAAACCTATTAAGGGAGAGACATCTCTAAAGGGTAGGAAGACTACGATTGATGTAGTGCCTGCAGGTTGGTACTCAATTGAAGATATGAATAAAAATCTTTTGTATGCAGAGAAGCCAATCATAAGACCTTTCCTACAAAGGTTTATGTATCAGAAGTACGACTCTAATATTTCTAACTATGTTAAAACAATAATGTCTGACAATATTAATATTGATTTGAAGGATACTATGGGTGGTTTTAATTGTGGTAAACCTAGTGGTTACATAGAAGACTTTAATTCTTTACCTGATGGAACAAAAGAAATTATACGTCAAGTAAAAAGAACTCGTGTTATATTTGGTGAAGCATCTTTTAAGGATGGTGTTACTGAGAGTGGTGAAAATAGTAGTGTTGAATCTGTTCCATTTATTTGGGAGATAGATACTAAAGAGGGTTATAAAAATATAGGTCAGTTGTTTACAGAACTTACACAACTAAGACGATTGCCAATACAACACAATGTCACTATCTATACTGAAGAAAGAGAGGGTAGTACAGGTTCTTACTTTGTACCTAACTACACCCTAAACTCTAAAGATAGCATTGCTATTTCAGATGATGACCAAAATACTTTTAGAGAATTTATGTCAACTATTGATAGGCATAATACTTGGGTGTCATCTGAATGGGATAAGAACCATAGAGAACCGTCTAGCTCTGGTATCACAGATGAGTTTATAGACATAGATGCACCGAGTAACTAATGCATAGTCCTATTGAACTAGCATTACACAAAGTACTTGATGACTTTACTGTTGGTAAAAAAACAATGTCATCAAGTACTATCAATGCTATAACTAAAGATATCAAGGTAGCATTGAAGAAACAATTTGTTGATGGTAAACCAGGATTTAGATTTAGATTATCTAGTCTTGGTAAACCTAGTTGTCAACTGTGGTTTGATAAGAATAAACCAGAGACTGCTTTACCTAAACCATCTACTTTTATATTCAATATGATACTAGGTGATATACTTGAAGCAGTGTTTAAAGGGTTTTTAAGAGAAGCTAACGTAGAGTTTAAGGATTCTAGTAAGGTTACTCTAGCTCTAGGTAAAGATAAGATTGCAGGAACTTATGACTTAGTAATTGATAATGATGTTGATGATATTAAAACAGCATCTGATTGGTCTTATAGAAATAAATTTGATTCCTTCTCTACACTAAAGGAGAATGATTCATTTGGATATATAGGTCAGCTATCTGCATATGCTAAAGCAGGTAATTATAATCCCGGTGGTTGGTGGGTTATTAATAAAAACAATTGTTCTTTTAAATATGTACCAGCAACAGGTATTGAAATTGAAAAAGAAATAACTATATTAAAGAACACTGTAGATAAAGTAAAAGAAAATAAATTTGAAAGATGCTTTGATGCAGTGAACGAAACATTTAGGGGTAAGGAAACAGGTAATAAGATTTTAGATAAGACTTGTTCTTTTTGCTCGTATAGGAAAGAGTGTTGGACTGATGTAAAAGAGTTACCCTCTATTCCATCGAGTGCTAAACAACCTAAAATAGTTTCATATGTTTATATCAAGGAGTAAAATATGGATATAAAAGAAATGGAAGACATGATTAAAGAAAAAGAAAAAGAACTATATGATATGAAAAAAGAATATAGGGAAAGGAAAACTGAAGGATTAAGAAATGCTTTAGAGAGACGTAAAGAAGCTGAGAAATTAATCCGTGAAGAGATGGATGCTCTAGGTTATGGGCATAGCTCGACATCAAATTATCCTTTTAAATTTTATTTCTAATGTCGGCATACAGTGCTACCCAAATGGCACGTAAAAATGGGTATAGGAGTGGGTTGGAAGATATAGTTGCTACTTATCTTACAGAACATAAAGTAAAATTTCTATATGAGAAAGTTAAGATAGAGTGGGAAGACCTTTCATATCGCACCTATACCCCTGATTTCGTTTTAAATAATGGGATAATAATAGAGACAAAGGGAAGATTTTTAGCGGCAGATAGAAGAAAACATATAGCAATAAATAAACAACACCCTGAGTTAGATATACGATTTGTATTTACTAACAGTAGAACTAAGTTACGTAAGGGTGCTAAGTCATCTTATGGTGAATGGTGTATAAAGTATGGGTTTAGATATTATGATAGAATTATACCTGAAGATTGGTTAAAAGAAAAAGGTAAAATATTTTATCCATCTTTTATAAGATTTAAAAACGCAAAAATAAATAGGAAAGTTAATGGAAGAAAACTCCCCAATAAAAAAAAGTGACATTGTAATACGTATCAGACCTGAAATAGAAGATAGAGAATGGACAGGTAATGTAGAGTTGTTTGCTATATCTTCTAGTGATAATACTCTTAGTGATGAATCTACATCAGACTTAGAATACTTTGTTGAGTTGGTACTAGCATCTATACCTGCTATGAAGAGTGACCCATATATATACAATGTTTTAAATACGTATGCTTCAAAAGTTTTAAAGAAGCATAGTAGTAATTCTAATGTAGTAAAGTTAAAACTAAATACTGAAACTGAAGGGAGTGCTTAATATGGCATCTATAAAAGACTTAATAACTTTTGAAACAGACTCTGTAAAAGAACGTGATATGGTAAACCATCCACCACACTACAATGAATCATCTATAGAATGTATAGATGCAATCAAAGCTGCTACTGGTGATGGCTACAAATACTATATACAAGGTAATCTAATTAAATATATGTGGAGGTATGAGAATAAGAATGGTATAGAAGATTTAGAAAAAGCACAGTGGTATCTAACGTCTTTAATTGAATGGTTAAGGGCAAGATGAAAAGAATAAGAATACATATTAATGTACAAATAGATGATGAAGAATATGTAGCACCTAGTGACGGTGACGTTGCCCAGGAATTTGAAGACAACATTAGAGATTTTATATATGAAATTGATGGTGTAAAATTAAAAACAATTAGAGTAACATCGGAGGAAATATGAAACAACTACCAACAGACTATCAAAATTTTATAGCTTTATCACGCTATGCTAGATGGAAAGACAATGAACAGAGAAGAGAAACGTGGGATGAAACTGTAGATAGATACGTTGAGTACATAGATAAAGAGCTAAAGAATAAACACAGTTTTGAAATGGGTGCAGATTTAGAAAAAGAATTAAAACAAGCGATATTATCTTTGAATGTTATGCCATCTATGAGAGCATTGATGACTGCAGGAACTGCACTAGATAAGTGTAATGTTGCTGGATATAATTGTAGCTATGTTCCTGTCGATAGTCCTAGGGCATTTGACGAAACTATGTATATACTTATGTGTGGTACGGGTGTAGGTTTTTCTGTTGAAAGAAGAAACATTGAGAAACTACCCACTGTAAATGAACACTTTGAAGATAGCACAACTGTTATTAAAGTTGCTGATTCTAGGTCAGGTTGGGCAAGAGCATTACGTGAGTTACTTGCTATGTTATATGTTGGTCAAGTTCCTATATTTGATGTTGATGGTGTGAGACCTGCTGGTGCTAGACTTAGAACATTTGGTGGTAGGGCATCAGGTCCTGAACCACTAGTTGATTTATATAAATTCTCTGTCAATACTTTTAAGAAGGCTAGAGGTAGAAAGCTATATCCGATAGAGTGTCACGACATCATGTGTAAGATAGGTGAAGTTGTTGTTGCTGGTGGTGTAAGACGTTCAGCATTAATTAGTTTATCTAATTTAAATGATGACCAAATGAGACACGCTAAGTCAGGACAGTGGTGGGAGAATGAAGGGCAAAGAGCATTGTCAAATAACTCTGTTGCTTACAAAGATAAACCTGAGATGGGTACGTTTATGAGAGAATGGTTGTCTCTTTATGAAAGTCAATCAGGTGAGCGTGGTATCTTCAATAGACAAGCGGCTGTTAAACAAGCTGCTAAGAATGGTAGACGTAAAACAGAATATGATTTTGGTTGTAATCCTTGCAGTGAAATTATTCTAAGACCATATCAATTTTGTAATTTATCTGAGGTTGTAGCTCGTGAGACAGATGACTATTCTGACCTAGAAAATAAAGTACGTATAGCTACTATACTTGGTACATTTCAATCTACTCTTACAGACTTTAAATACTTGCGTAAGATATGGAAAGATAATACTGAGGAAGAAAGATTGTTAGGTGTTTCACTAACAGGTATTTTAGATAGTCCTTTACTAAATAAAAAGGATATGTATCTAGCAGAAATGTTAGACTCTTTAAAACAAGTAGCTATAGATACTAATAAAGAATATGCAGAGATGTTAAACATACCACAGTCTGCTGCTATAACTTGTGTTAAACCTAGTGGTACAGTATCACAGCTAGTAGATAGTGCTAGTGGTATTCACGCAAGACATAGCAAGTATTATATTAGAACTGTAAGAGGTGCAAACAAAGACCCTATCACAGAGTTTTTAAAGAGTGAAGGAATACCTAATGAACCTGATATAACTAAACGAGATACAGTAACTGTTTTTAGTTTTCCTATGAAGTCACCTAGCTCTGCTATTTTTAGAACTGACATGAGTGCAATAGAACAATTAGAGTTATGGTTAGTATATCAAAGACATTGGTGTGAACATAAACCTTCTGTTACTATTTCTGTTAAGGAACATGAATGGATGGAGGTAGGTCATTGGGTTTATAAAAACTTTGATGAGGTATCGGGAATAAGTTTCTTACCTTTGTTTGAGCATACATATAAACAAGCACCTTATCAAGACTGTACTAAAGAAGAATACAAAGAACTTAAATCTCTTATGCCATCAAGTATTAGTTGGTCTAAACTAGGTGACTTTGAAAAAGAAGATACTACAACTAGTGGAAAAGAATTTGCGTGTACATCTGATGCTTGTGAGATTGTAGACGTAGGTAACTTATAATAACCAAGGAGATTATATGACCTTAGAACCTTCTGTAAAAGACAGAAAGAAATTCGATATTGATTTACAATATGGGAAAGTTAGAGAACAACAGATAGCAGAGATGCTACAAGATAAAAAGATAGAGGTAAAAAGTGAAAGAAACTTATGGCAGAAGACAGGTAATATCGCAGTTGAGTTTGAGTCTTATGGAAAGGCAAGTGGCATCAACAGTACGGAATCAGATTACTGGTTTCACAATCTCTGTATTGGAGATGATACATTCTGTACTCTTGTCTTTAATACACAAAGCCTTAAAAAAATAATTGATAACTTAGACTACAAAAAAATAGTTAATGGAGGAGACAACAATGCATCTCGTATGTACCTATTGAATATTCAAAAATTATTTTCATCAGATGTAATTAAAGCATTTAAAGGAGATAAGAATGAAGACAAAAAGGTATAAAGGTTTAGCTAAATATGATGCCCCTTTAAGAATACAATACCAATGGGGGTATGATGCCTTTAGAAAAGACCCTAAGAGAACAAGACTTCCTGGAAATTTGCATCCTAACACGATGCAATATAGAGAGTGGTTACGTGGATATAACGTAGCTTACTTTGATAATCTTAAAAAGGTAAAGAAAAATGAAAGATTGGGAAACAAACGTAACTATGAGGGTAAAAACATGGCTTAAAATTAGAAAAAAACCTAAACCTCTTTCAGTCTTTGAGAGAGAAGCCCTAGATTGGGTAAATAAAAATCAGGTGCAATCATACCACAACGGTGGATTGCACCCATCTGACGAGCTTTATATAAAGACAATTTTTAAAAAGGAGAGAAAATAATGAGAGAATTACTAATTGGAGCAGCAAGAACCTACTATGTAGGTATGATTAATAAACATATATCTAATGTGGAAGTATTATTAAATAATCCTGCAGGAATAGGGGAAGCAGAGCATCAAGATATACAAGCAGTTATTGAAGTTGAGCTTGGTAGAATAGCAGACTACAATGATAAGCTAGAAGTTCTCATTAAATATTTTACTAAACCTGAGAAGCCACAAGAAGAAACTACTGAAAAGAAAAAATAAGTGAGCTTATTATTTAAATGGCTAATGCGTACATCATATGCATTAGTCATTTTTATTGTTGTCTATGCGGCCTTTATGGGATTATTAAATGATATATGTAATTGTGCCAACGATTGGGCATTGAATAATTTTTTATAGGTCAAATTTATCTTGTATAAATAAAGCACCCATATAATCTTTTGTATCGGCTAGTGATTGACCTAACTCTTTTTCATAATATAAAGCTATCATCTTACGTTTCTCAGAACTTAGATTAAAGTATTTAGCACGGGCTACTCTTTCTTGCATATCATCTGTTACATATCTTTCAGGGTCTAGTATTTCATTCCTAGCTCTGCTTCTTAGAGTATTTAATTTCTGTTTTAATAACGCTCTTTTTTCAACATCTGATTGAACACCTTTATATATAGGGTCTGTTAATATATAGTTTTGTAAAGCAGTCTCTACATACTTACCCATTCTACCTTTAGCTTCTCTATTTAAATCAGGGTCATTAAATATTTTACTAGGTGCAATCTGTGGATATTTAAATCTCAATCTATCTAATTCTTTTTCAACTACAGTTCTCTCTTCCTGTTGTGTAAGACCCGTAATCTGTCTCATAAAAGGGTTCATTACTTTTATACCACCAGTTTTAGTAGGGCTTTGTTGCATAGGTCTATCTAAACTAGGTGTAAAAGGAAATGAACGTGTGGCTTGTTTAAATATATATGGGAAAAATTCTATATCTCTACCATCTGTAACTACTCTATACTCAGGGTCTAATGTTGCAACAACATCTTTTAGTACACCAGCACCTACAGTATAGGTATTAAAATAATTTCCTATATAGTTAGCTGCTCTTTCATTTAATTGTGCTTCAAACTTTCCATCCTCTAATGCATTAGTCATCTCATTAAAAAATCCATCAACAAGATTTAAACCTGTTGGTCTAAACTGACCACCACCAAGTGACTTAGTAAAGTTTCTTGCATCAAACTTAGCTTCTACTTTTGGATTTAATAATTGGTATATATAGTCTGCCATAAAAGCATGAGTAGAAAAAGGACCTAGTGCAGCTTCTGCATTTACAAGTCCTTTACCATATGGGCTGTAGTATTCAAAAGGTCCTGTTGTTTCATCCCCATGATTACTTCTTAATGCATATAATCCTGTTAAGGCAACTAGTCCACCTATTTGTTTTCCAAATCTATCAGCAGCATCTGATTTATTTAATACACCACCTATATCAAACATACCTAAAACAGGAGTGTGTTCATAAAAAAATCTAAATTGATTTACTAAGTACCTTGGAAAAGGAACAAATGTAGAACCTAATTGTGTTTGAGATGCTTTAATAAATGTATCTGCTGCCTGATTAAATATACCTTCTTTTCCTTTAAATCTAGCAGTTTGATAAGTGAAGTCTAATGCTGACTCCATAGCACTACCAATTATCTTTTCATCAATGTCACTAAATCTACCTTTTTTTAATACCCCATTTAAACCGTCTTCAACACCACCTGCAAGTAAAGCCTTATTTACTTCTCTAGCAAAGACAGCACGTTTAAACATATTATCTGATTTAGTATTTAATGTGTTAGCAGCTCGTGCAACTTTAAGAACCATAGAATTATCATCGCCTACATGATTAGCAACATCTCCCATTTTCATAAATAATCTTTGGGCTGCTTCTGATTTACCAAATACAGGATTTTCCATTAGCCTAGCTAGTGTAACCGTACTTGCTCTATCAAATCCAAACATTAAATCTTTAAATAAAATAGCATCATAGCTTGTTCTTAATTGTGCATTACCTAAATTAACAGCACGTTGAGCTTCTTTCTTTATTAACTCATCTGTAATATCTTCACCCCCAAACTTTTCACCTTGAAGTTTAGCAGTTTTTAATTGCCTTGTTATTTTTCCAGGTTCATATAATTTATTATATAACCCTGCACCAAGATTATCAAAGGCATAAATAAAATTACGCATATAACCATTTGTTGTATTACGAGTTGTTGTTGCTAACTGAACCGTCATCATACCAATACGAGCTTTGTTAATATTTCGCATAACTTCATTAGCTTTACCTAGTGTATTTTTACCTAGCTTTTCTTCTAGTTCTTTTCTAGCCTTTCCAGTTATTGTATCTCCCGCATCTTTTAATTGTATATCAATCTTATCTAATGTTTTAAGTAATGCTTTAGACTCTGCTTTACTTAATGCACCCATCTTACCTAATAGAGAACCTGCTTGAGAAACTTCTGCTGCTAATAAAGAACCAATATCACTATATCTAATACCATGTTTAGTAGCTATAGCGTTCATTTCGTCTACTTGTAAATGCCCTGAGTTTAATGCTCTAACTAATCTTGATGTAAATGCTTCTCCTTTTTCTATAGGAGGAAAGTCTTTAATCATTTTAGCACCTGCTGCAGCTATGTTTTGTGCTGTTTTTAATTCTAACTGTACAGCAAAGTCATCATCTAGTGGATTAATCTTTTTAGTAAACTCTTCTTTTATTTCTTTACCTCTTGCTAATTCTTCAGGTATAGTTTTTTCTAATGCTAGTCTACCTTTTAAACCTTTATATATTTGCTGAGTTAAATCTCCAAACTCTGTACTCTCTACTGCTTCTTTTGTAGATGTTCTGTTAGCCCTTAATGCATTTTGTGCCATTTTCTTTTGGGAAATAATGTTTACTCTTTCAGCTACATTAGATGTTAATGCTCTTTGAGCTTGAGCTGCAGCACCAAATACAGCACCTGGTGTGGCACTTAATGCACCACCTAATATAATATTACCTACACTTTTTTCTTCTTTTAATCCAGTCTCAACTCTTACTTGTTCTTGTGCAGCTACTTGTCCAGCACCTATTCCACCTTCAACTGCTCCTGCTCTGACAGCACCTTGTACAGCGGCACTTCTTAATGCTTTACCACTTGCACCTTGTTTTAATATCTGACGTATACCTAACTTAACACCTTGTTGTGCTGCTAGTGTTCCAACCTTTGCACCACCACCCGTAAATATACCTGCATAAGTTGATGGTGCAGATAAAACCCCAGCTACATAATCTCCTGCAGCTTTAATTCCTAGGTCACTATCCATTTTATCATAGGTATCCATTAAGCGACCAAACCTCTCACGAGAATTTTTATCTGCATTTTGTGCATAAATCATATCGTTAATAGCTGTAACTTCATTTACATTTTGATAACGAAAGTGTTCCATATATGCATCATATACAGCTTCTTTAGTTGATAAGGCATCTGCTTTATAGCCAACTCTATCAATTAAAAAATCAGATGCATCATCAATGAATTGATTATCACTGATAAGTTTATCTTTATCAATTTTATCTTGGAGATTATACATAATTTAGTTTATTATTGAACCCGTGTTGTCAAACTGTGGTGTAAAACTAGGATAGTTTCTTTTAATTTTTCCCATAATTTGCTGTTGCTCTGTTTGAGATGTAGAAGCATTATACTGTGCTTTTAAATCAGCTAATGTTGGTATACCAGTTTGTGGTGGTAGTCCACCTGGTGGAGGTTGATTAGGTGAAGGAGGAGGAACGTAAGCAAATGGACCAGCACCACCTTGAAACCCATTATCAAAAAGTTTTTTATCTGTTGGTACTATTACAAAACCACCATCTTTAGTAGAGATAACTTCTGGTAATTTATTTTGCTCTGCAGCTTTCATAATAGGACCTATAGCATCAGATGGTTCTATGCCCTTTCTTATTGCTTCACCATAAATAGCTGTTAACTCTGCTGACTTAGTTGTTACTGAACCTACATCTAAACCTTTTTGGCTTTTTGGTTTCCATTGAAAACCACCCATACCGTCAGGCATATGCTCACCGTCAACATTAGCAGTTATGAGTATATGTGATTTTATAGAATTTAAAAATGACCTACCCCCTGCTTCACTAAGTTTGCTTGGGTTTTGTACTTGTCTTATAATTGACTGTAATGTAGTAGCCCTACCCATTAAATCTTTATAACCATCTTCATCACCTGCATCTTTTTTCTGTAGAGCTTTATTGGTCAATCTTAATACTTCAGCTTTAGGGTCTAACTGCATACCTAAGTCAAGTGTACCTGCCATAGTAGGCATATCACCTAGGTCAACATTATAGTCTGCACCGTCTGCTATTTGAGATGCAGCTAAGTCTATTCTATTCTGAACTTCTGCACCTATGTTTCGTTTTGCACCTAATGCACCAAACAAGCTATCATCTTTAATATCAGATACTTTAGTTATTGTTGGAGCTGCAGTAGAAAATTTTGCTAGGTCATTAATGGTTGTTTGGTTCTCATCTTTTGTAGCAAACTCTGGAGATACATCATATATTTCCATAAGGTTCTGTATCTTAGTTGCTTGTTCTTCAGCACCAGCTAAACCGTAGTTTCTTACAAGATATTCTGCACCATCAACACCACCTACTTTACCTGCAATACCTTTAATTTTTTCAGTAGCTTCTCTAAATTCTTTGTCGTATCTTTCTTGGTCTTTCTGTTGTCTCTGTATTTTGTAATCAGCAATTCTATCTATTCTTTCTTGTGTTCTTTCCATATCTTCAAGTAACATACCTGAAACACCTTGACCTTTTTTTTCTCCAGCAAAACCACGAACAAATCCTCTTGTAAATGAGTCTTTACTTTTTGCACCTTTACCCAGTAAAGCACCCCCTACAACTCCCGCTAATATCTTACCTGCACCAATACCAAATATTGCCATTACGCTCTCCTAGCCATTAAACCTTTTGGCTCTTCTTCCATTTCTTCTTGAGGTTCTTCTGTTGTTTCTGTCATCATAGGTTGAGCCATTTCTAAATCAACAACAGGCTCTTGTGTTTCTTCTTGTCTCATAGTACGTATAGCTTTTGATATCATCCTTGACTCTTTAGGTTTTTCTTCAAGACCTGATTTATATTCTATACCTGCTGTGTCACCTAATAACATCATTAGTTCCATTAAGACAGGCATAACTAATATACCTACGTCAGCACTATGTTTACCATCCATAACATTAGATAGCTGTAATCCATTAGCAACAGCAGATACAGGTATACCCATCTCTAGTGCTTCAACGAGAGAGTCAGAAAACTCCTCATCATTCATTCTAGGAACATAGAATTGTATAGCTTCTTCAACTGTTGTATACAATGGGGGTCTTTGCCAAGGTCTACTGCCTAGCTCTGCTGTCATAGCTTGACCTGGAATAGGTGCGTTAAAGGATGGTTCTCTATCTATTTCTGCCATTTTTCAATAATTCTCTTTTTTCTCTTATCTGATTAAAATATAAAGCGACTCTATACGCTGGACTATCTTCTACTTGTTCAGGTTCTTCATTGCTCATCTTTCCTCTTGGTGATAATAGCCCATTCTTAGGAAGCTCTTTATCATCATCCTTTTCACGTATAGTATCTGCTATATTTAAAATAGTATTGTATACTCTAATTGCTGGATTAGTTTCCATAAATATATCTCACTTCTTAAAATGGGAATTTAGATTTTAAAAATCCTGCACCCAATATTGAAAACATATTACCAAGAGCTGCACCTGCCGCACCTTGGTCTGCCATAGCTGCCATATCAATATCTCTGTCTGCTCTTATTTGTTCTATGGCTAACTCTTGATATCTGTCTAATTGTTTCTCTGCACTTGTCCATGCATTTTCCATATTATCTTGATAGTAATTCCAAAGATTATCATATGCATCACGAGATGTTTCTAACACAGCAGAAGCATTTATTTCATTAGCTCTATTAACAGCAGCTGTATTTGATGTAGCTATCTGTCTTCTCCACTGTGCATTGTTCTGTGCAATTACAAGTTGATTGTTTGCATTAAATTGGTCACGTTGATTATCTATTTCTTCATTAAACTTAGTCATTGCATTTGCTTCACCTGCATTAAACTGTGATTGTGCATTTGACTGTGAAGCATTGTATTGACTTGTTTGTGTTTTTAGATTAGCAAAGAATTGGTCTGTCTGATTTTGTGATGTTGCATTAAATTGACGAGCAGCATTTTCTGCGGCTGTGTCTGTAAATACAGCTTGTACTTTCTGTTGTGCCTTAAACATTTCAGTTTGTTGTTTATTAGTTAAGTTAGCCATATCTCTTTGCATAAATGCTTGTGCATTATGTACAGCAGCTTGTTGTCTATTGTTTAAGTTAGCCATATCTAAATCAGATAATGCCGCAGCTTCTGCCATAACAAGAGCTTGTTTATTATTTAGATTAGCTAAATTCATAGTGTTTGCAGCACGACTATTCTCTAAAGCTATTGACTGTTCTGCTGTAAAGTTTTGATTAGCTACATCTGCTATACGTGCAGAGTTTTTAACTCTTGCTTCAAAGGCTTGGTCAAACTCTTGTCCAATAAATGCAGCTCTATTCTTAGCGGCCAACACTGCCATCTGTTGTCTATTACTTAAATTCTGTGCTTCAAAACTTGCTTGTGTTGATGCATCTGCTTGAGCAATTGGTAATGCAGATTCTAGGGCAGCTTGTACCATAGCTTGACCTGCCATACTAGAAGCAGATAAACCTCTTTGAGCCATAGCAGCCATGACACCTCGTAATGCACCTGCAGCCCAAGGTGGTGGATTAGTTGCATCAAAGTCTTGAGTTAAACCAGCAAGTTGGTTTTGAACCATTGTTTTTTCAGAAGGTGTAGCAGTAGCAGCTTGTATCTGTTCTGTAAACTTAGCAGCTTTTTCTGCATCAGCCGCACCACTAATTAGTTCTCCATCTTGTATTTCTCTTTGTACAGGATTTTCTAATTCAATATGTTTACCTTGAGCAGCTGTTAAATCACCTACAGATGAAGTTGTTTGTTCAGCAGCTATAACTTGACTCTTAGGGTCAGATGGGTCTACTTGTTGTGCTTGAGTTGCATCTAAGGCAGTTTGTACTCCTTGTGCAGTTTCAGCAGCTGTCATCTTATTTGCTTCTTTTTCCCCTTCAACTGTAGCTAATGTAGTAGTGGCTTCAGTCGCTGTAACATCTGTTCTAGGGTCAAGTTGACCTGTTCCTTCAGCTATCATTTGGTCAGGTTGTTCAGTCATTTGTGCAGCTTGAGTTATAGCACCAGTCGGTAATCCAGGGTCAGACAACATCTGTGCTGATATGTCTGCTATGTTGGGGTCTCCCGTTTGTTCTGTAGTTTTCTGTAAGAGGTCAGAGAAACTTGTGTCTGCATATTGGGGATTAAGTTTTTTAAAGTTGTCAAACTCTGTTTCTGAACCAAATTTAAAATCAGTTCCTTTTATTTGAAACTCAGGTACAGCCTTTGTTACTTGTTTAAATTCTTGTTGTGGCACTGCTTGTTGAGGAATTGTTTGTGTTGTAGGAGGAAGTGTTTCATCACCAACTCTAGGTTTCGTGGGAGTCATTTCAACTCCAGGTTTTGCAACACCCCCTTCTTGCATACGTATTAAACCACCTGCCATCATTTTTGCAGCTTGTTCCATCTTAATAGCTTTTTCTTGTCTTTCAGGACTCTCTTCTATAAAGTTAGAGAAGTTATCTAAATTACCTTCATACCCCATAGACTTAGCAATCTTTGCTAATCCTTCAGGTTTAAACGCTTTGAATATAGCCATTATTTTTTACCTATTAATATCTTATCTAATTTATCTTCTAGTCTTTGCATAGCATCCATAATGTTATGCATATCTTCTTTAACATCATCACGTTTGGCATACTCCTCTCGTGTCTTATTGAGGAGTATATCCAATCGTTTTACTTCCATAAACATACCACGAAACACCCATATAGCAGGTGCTATAACAAGTGTTAATAGTCCATTCCAAAATAGTATTGGGTTTACTTCCATGTTTAACTCGGTTTAGTTGGAAATGTTATATTGCTTAATTCATCGTCAGATGGTGTTTGAGTAGTAATATCTCTTAAATCTTGACGATATTTTTTCCAAGCATCACTCATTGTTACATCTGAATTAGCCATCCAATCTGTTTCAGCTAGTAAAGAATTTCTTTTATTTCTTAAATTAGCCATTCGTCTATTTGATGCACCATCAGACCAAGCCTTTTCTTCTGCATCTCTTGCTGTTTCTTCATCTGTTGTAAAAGCTAATCTTTCACCATTTATATATTTATATCTTGTCATTATCTATTCATCCCATACAAGCTAAATGTTCCTTGTGTTATATTTCCAGAAGCACTTTGAATTTTTAAATAGTTAATTGCTGAAGTAGTATTAATAAAAGCACCACCATTCCACATATATGCTTGTGTAGGTTCTTTACCTATATGATTATAAGTTATATATTTTTTGCAATTTGCTTGTGTTAAACCTATTAAATCAACAATAAAAGAACTACCTTCTCCATCATCATTTCCACAACCACCACCTATAAAAATATAATGGTCTTGATTATCGTCTTCAAGACCAGTATTACCACCACTATTTGTTATTCTTCTATAAAATTGTCCTTGAGTATTGCCGTCTACAAAACTAGAACCATTATCTGTGCTAACGTACATCTGTGGTCTTTCACCATCTGTAACTGGTTCATAAGAATGTATTCTAACCCTATAATCAGAATAGGTGGTTGTAATAAGTGTACTATTCCAAATTACACTAGCAGTTGCAGAAGATATGGTGGTTGTATTAAGAAGAACCATTCCTGTGTTATCTGTAGCAGTAACTGCGTTTATCTTTGATATTGCCATTAGTCTGCATCCTCTATTGTAAGTTCACCTGCATCAACTTGTCGTTTGATTTCAGCGTAGTCCATATTATCTTCATCTATTGGTACACAATAAACTATGTTAGAATCTTTGTGTGTAACTTTATAACTTGATAATTCACCATGTAGATTGTTTACTTTTTTTACTTTTTCTATAATCATAATTACGATAACTCCGAATGTACTGCCACAAGACCAGATGCAGAATTACTTTGAAACCACCCACCATCACCTTGTGTGCCAGAAATAGTATCTTGATTCATAAGATTTACACCTGTTGAAAAAGATTGGTCTAATACAAAATCATCAAAGGTATCATTAGTATTAGCATTAAAAAAATGATATGCATTACTTCCAGTTACTTGCACAAGAGTAGGTGCTGCTCTCATTGGTACATAAGTTGGTCTAAAACCAAACGCAAATTGAGTATTGTATAAGGATGCATTTGTAATAGGTACGTTATCACCACTAGCAAAAACTTGATAATACCTTTGGCATCTAGCTAAATTTTCTGCAAAAGTTTCATACTTAAAAGGTGTGGCAACTTCACCTATTTCTACTTGAACACCTGTCAAGTAAAACTCATTTGCAGCATCATCTAAAAAATCTACAGCGTGTCCTACTGCGTAATCACCATTACTAAATGCTTCATAACCAGACATTGCACTACCACCTGTATAAGTGCTACCTGCTCTTAACCACCATGTAAATTCTATACCTTTACCATTATCATCATTTATTGCTCCACTAGTATCTCCTACAAAAGTAATTGTCTTTTTTTCAAAAGTATCAGCAGAATTAATTGTGTAAGTTTTAGTAAAATGTCTTGAGGAATCATCTGAAAATACATTTACGGCATATGTTCCTGTTTGTTTAGAACGCACATGAAAAGACAGTGTAATAGTTTTTGCACTAGATGTTCCATATAATAATTTTTGGCAATGCTGTGCTTCTATATAACATCGTAGACCTGAAAGTTCAGTTGCACCTAAAGAACCATCAGCAGCGTTACATTCAATCTTGTAACTATTTTTAAATCCAGTTGGCACTGTAGTGCTTTGTGATATATCAACAGTTCCACCACCACTATGTATATATGTCCATTGGTCCATAGTTTTAATACCTGATGATGATTGCCCTGTAGAACTTGTACCTCTTTGTGCAACAGACATATCACCATTATTTATCATATTAGGGCTATATAAGCTATCTCCTTCAGATGCTGTTGCTAAATCTGCGAATGTTCTTGCTCTGCTCATCTACGCTTCCTCCAATGTCTTTACTTTAGCTTCTAATGTTTTTATCTGCTCTTGTTGTTCTTGTATGGCTTTAATGCAAAGAGATACCATGTTGCCATATGATAAAGCATCTGGTTCATCATCATCATTGTATTGAACAAACTCTGTTAATCCAGCATCATGTACTTCTTCTGCAATTAGTCCACCAAGTATAATATCACCATCATTATTTCCTTTGTAAGTAACAGAACGTAATTTAAGTAATTCAGCTAAACCATGAGTTGCATCTTCAATCGTGTTTTTATAACGTCTTGAGGAAGTTGACCGGTAAAAAGCACCATCGGACTGAATATACATATTTGCACCAGTGCCAGTAGTAGTTGAATACGCTCCTGCAATATACATTAATCCATTACTATCCTTAATAGTTGCTCGTGTTGTAAAACCACCAGTTTGACCAGCATTTACATTTGCAGAAGTTTGAAAGTGTATATCCCCACTGGTGTCCATATTAATAGCACTACCACCACCATTCTCTTTAGCTATCCAATTACTTCCATTATAGTATCTATTCTTAACTATGTATAAAGAACCACCATCATACTCACCATAAAATGCTTGGTCACCTGCATCCATTCCTTTAAAATTTGTGTCATGCGAATAGGTAGCACCAGCTTCAACACCAATACCATTAGCT